CTCTTCTATGGCATGGGCGTGAACAAACTGAGCGAGCAACTCGGGTTAGATCTTGCGTCGGGCAAGGAGCTGTTCAAGCAGTACCACGATGCGGTGCCCTTCGTCCGTGAGCTGAGCCAGTACGTGACCGAGCGGGCGGATACCGTCGGCCACATCCGCACACTGCTAGGAAGGAAGGGTCGCTTTGATAAATGGGAACCAAAGTCTTTTGGCGTCCACAAGTCTCTGCCTTTTGATGACGCGCTCCGTGAGTACGGCCATCCTCTTAAACGGGCCTTTACGTACAAGGCCCTCAACAAGCTCATTCAAGGTTCTGCCGCCGACCAAACGAAGAAAGCAATGGTTGATCTGCATGCGGCCGGCCTGACGCCCATGGTCCAGATCCACGACGAACTAGCCGTGTCTGTTGGCAGTGCTGCCGAGGCGCGTCAGGTGATGGAGATCATGGAGAAGTGCGTCGAACTTCAGGTTCCGTCCGTTGTGGACGCAGAGATCGGCCCCTCATGGGGAGAGGCCAAGCTCTCTATCGAAGAAGCGTTCAAGGAACCTTGAACCACTTGCGATACACTTCCTTATCCTCTGGGAGAAGGTAGTACCCTTCGCCGTACTTGCACATGACGACCGTGTTGTTCTTACGCAAAGCACGGCGTAGCCGGTAAGCTTCCATACGGGGAAGGTTTACATAATTCTCCATTAGGAGACGGCTAAGGTGGCCGGCAAGAGCCGGGCTCAGGTCCAACTTGTTCTGTAGTTCTGTAATCCAAGACATGTTGCGGTCTCACTTTCTCTGAGACGTTTACAATCAGCGGCCTAATTGTCAACGGGGTTATGAATTACTGTAAGGACCGCGCCATCTGATAGGATTACCAAGTTCCTCATCATGACCGTTGTTGCTACCCGAACCAAACCAGTTTGGATCTTCGGTTTTGATGGCCGGCATGCCGAGCGGTGCTTCGCTCTGGGCCTTAACATATTCATTAAATTTTTCATTACGCGCATGCTCTTTCTCCATCTCTGTCTTGACCAGAGTCATGTAGCCAATGATGTCTACCACGTTGTCCATATACATGAAGTCCCCGCATAACATGCGAGAGATCTTCACCGCTACCAAGTCAAGACCTTCGCGCATGTAGGGTGGCAGGACTTCCCAGTTCAGAGAATCCTTAAAGGCTTCGCGGATGGCCTGTGCCGTCTGGGACTGCACTCCAAAGTCCCCATACCTTGAACCACGGTCCTTTAGTAGGTCATCAATCTCAGGCATAGGTTCTTTTCTCCTCTAACTGCCAGCGAAGGTTTTCTACTTCGTCTTCCAGCCGCTCACACCGACGTTCAAAATCTTGGATCTCAGCTTCATACTCACGAGACGTCATCTCGATGTTGGTCAGCACGGTGTACGCCCTACGGATCAAGGCCTCCTCATTGAGGCGGTTCATCTTGCGCTTATAAACCGGCTCGTAGAACTGGATCCGGTCGCGAAGATCGTGGATCAGGTCCTCAACTTCTGCATCAGTGCGGGTCATCAGTGATCCCTCCTATCACTTGTCTCATGCGTTGCTGTTAAATTGACAAAGGCATCGAAGCTTATCTCGCACATCCGGATGTACTCTTCCTTGTTCAGGCTGAGTACGTCGGTCGCGAAGTGGCAGGATGAGTATTGGAAATACATCACGAGCTGGCGGAAGACATTGACTGTCAGAAACCCCTTGCTTTCTGCCGTCTCTAGCAAGATCTCGATCACGCCCTGGACAGTTGCCGGGAGAACGTCAACGAACTCTGCCTCAGTGGAGAACTGGTCAGCCCAGTCCTCCAGCTTCTCGCGCATATGGTCTTCCATAACTCAAGCCTTCTTTGGTTGTATGGGGTTGAACACCATACGGTAATGCGTGAGGCACCAGCTTTTCGTGCCCATGACGGGGGCGCCACACATCATCGGGTTCGGATCCTTCGCAATATCCGAAACGATATAACGGCACTGGAACCTGCCAATCTCCATCATCGGTGTTGGATCCACCTCCGGCAGCGGCTCCGGCTTGGGGATCAAGGCATCGACGATCTCAACAGGCAGGGTCTTGGTCGAGCGTCCTGTGGGGGACAGCCCGTCCTTACGAGGCTTCTTCTCTTTCTTCGGCGCTACATGTAACGGCCGCAGCTTGACAGGCTTTACCACAGTGAACCCCCCAAACTGGCGGTTGGCGAAACCTAAGACAGAGTTTTTGCTTCGGTTTAGTTTCTTAGCTGCCTCAGACGCGGTCGCCCCGCCATTAGCAAGCTCTATCAGGACGGCTCTTTCTTCCTCCGTCCACGGTCTACTAAACATGGATCACCTTATTTCTTGATGGCCTTCAGCTCGCCGCGTGGGGTGCTCAGCTTGAGCCCTAGATCGATCATAGCCTTGACCAGAACAGAACGGGCTTCCTCATTCCGAGAAAGGTCCACGGCCCTTGAAAGATCCGACAACGCGTCTGCGATCTGGGCTTCTTTACATTTGGCCGGCTCGTCGAGGAAGTCGAACTCATCGTCATCGGACATGGGGGTGGGGTCCTGCTTAGTCATTGCCACAACCCCCATCTTGGACCGTCTCATGAGAAACCTCAATGACAGGATAGTCCAAGGCCCGGAGCATCCGCTCCAGCTCATCCCGGATCCCGTCCTTGGTTTCGGAGAGGACTTCAGAAGGCTCCTCCGTCCACCCTGTGACGTTCCCGTTGTCGTCGTAGTAGGTTTCATGGATGATGAAATGCTCACGTCCGAACGCGTCAGAGTGTCGCATGATACGATAGTTCCACTTGGTCATAGTGTTCTCCCATCCTTGGGGCTTTCATGAAGTCGGCGGTACTCTTCAGCCGCAGCTCTCAATTCCATGAGAGCGATCATGGCATGGTTGGGGTACGGCAATCCGTCATCCCCATCGAGCACGTCCGAGTAATTATCTAGGGCCTCTAAGGCTCCGTCGATGGCGGACATTAGTTTGTAGTATTCAGGTACAATCATCTCGGTCCCCTTTCTTCAGGAACATCCACGGAACCTCGTGGTCTACATACAACTCTGAATCGCTTAGCGGTTTCTCTTTTTTCCCACGTTTCTTTGATAACGGGGATGCGGTTGTTTTGTTTTTGACGTACCGGAGAAGGTTCTTCGTAAACCTCGTTGAAGACCAGTTTGAAACCTGTCTTTCTTTCATAAGCCTCTGCAAAGATCTGGGCGTCCATCTCTTCTTCAAGGTATATCCCCTTCTCATCAATGCGACTAAACGCCGAGAAATTAAACGGCGTCATGCCGACATCTTCCAAGTCAGGGAAGGGTATGTAAAGCCACTTGTATCGGTCATCACAAAAGAGAGTCATGATCCGGTACATCTGGCCGGGATTGTCACTCACTATCTTCATCAAGTTCCCCCGCGTATTCCTTCGCCGCATCGGACAAGATCTTGAGCAGACCAATCCTCATCAGAAGCTTGGGTGCATTCCCCGTCAGGTCGAAGGAGGCGTTGCAAGATCCATCTTCGTTCTCGGTGTAGGCCACAAGGTGGATCTCATCCTTGTCATCCCCTATCTCAACGGAGATTGGTCCCCTCTTGACAAGGGGCATGCCCAACGCTCCACGGACCTTGTTCAATGCGTCTTCAAGGTGCTTGCTGTTGCGGTCAACCGTCGCCTCTGTGTGGAGGAATGTTAGGAATGGCTCGGCTGCGTATAAAGCCTCGCGCAGTTTGATTGGATCGTCGTTCATCTGTTGCCCTATTTGCCGCCGAGGAAGATCATGGCGATGGCGATTCCGAGAAGGAAGTAGACGCCGAACTGTATGCTTTTAAGAAGCTTGGTGTTCTCGCTGTTCATGCGGCATCTCCCACAGCTTTCAGGATTTCTGTGCGCTCTTCGTCCGTGAGCTTCCGACCAGTGACAATGGCCGGCAGCGGATCCGTTTCATCGGCCGGCTTGTGATCCTTCGGATACCCGTTCTGCACTTTGACAGCGATGTCATCGAAGGCGGACGCAAGCATTGCCATGAACGAATCTGCTTCGCGCTGCTGCTTGTCGAAGAATAACGTGCAAGCCTTCTTGATGTTTTCAATATCGTCCAACAGAAGATGCGAGCACCGTTGCTGTTCGGCCGAGAGCTGGTTGATGATGGCGTCGAGGTTACGCATTTACTTTCTCCTTAGTTGGTGAACCAGTCCATGATTGCCCTAACTTCTGGGGCCAACGGACCGGGGTAGAATAAGAGGACGAGGAAGTGGATGAACGCGATCAAGATGAACGCGAACACAATGTCGAATGCGAGTTGTGCTTTGTGAATCATGCCACCTGCTCCGCTTTAATCTTGCGGATATCTTTCCGTGCAATGACGATGCGCGATGCGATGGCATTGTAGATCTGGAGCTGCGCGTCTTCGTCCAACGCAGACAACTCCATGATCCAGAAAGAGTGGAACCATGCAAGCTTGTAGCGATCAATGGCGCCGTCGCGATTGTTCAGGTGGTATGCTTTTTCTTCCAAGCACTCGTCGAGCTTTTGCAAAAGCGTATCGAATGCACGTTCAGCGAGAGGTGAGTAATTCATGTTCGACCCTTTCCTTGATCGATGGATGCTTCAGTAAGACAATAGACGTTCGGCCAGAATGTCAACCTCGACAGTACGGTTTCTGGCTCAATTTGGTTCTTGATGTTGACGGTTCGACAGATGCGAAAGCCCCGCCCGAATAGCGCCGGCAATCGAGAGCGCCGCCACGAGCGATCACTTCTCTGTTCACGTCAATAGAACCGACAGTGCAGCGGCCCACGGACCTGCCGTAATTGTCGATGGTCACGACAGTGCATTTGATGTGCCGGCCATCGACGACATCTTTTAGAATCGCCCTGGCGCGAGGACCGTTAGGTTCGTCCAGCTCTTCAGCGTCCACGCCCCAGAGCCTGACGTATTGTCGCCCGAACCTGAGCGTGTCGCCATCGACAGCGATAGGTGATCCGCAGATCATGCCTGCGGCGATGATGGATAGGCAGCTCATGACTCTTTCTCCCCAAGCGCGGCGCGGATT